AGTCAACTGTCTGCGGAGGACATCCTTCGTTGCGCAGTGTATTCATAATTGAAAACTTATCCGGATCCTTGTACCCACCGTTAACAAACTGGTCCATGACTTCGTCGCACATACCGCCAATCCACATGGTTTTGTCACGCATGTTTTCTTGGATTGTTCTGCGCACCGCTTCTGGCTTGTCATTGTCTACTGCTAGTACAACATCTGGTTCAGTTTTAGCAATAGCTTCAGCAATCTTGCGGCGTATCATATCACTTACAGGAAAGACTTCGCCACTTGTACCTTCAAGTGTTTGCCAGTATGCATTGTGATCAGGATGTAAATCAGGCATGCCATTGCGCAAACAACGTGCATGAATACCAGCATAGATCATACCTGAATGCCCGTGCTTCTTAACCAGTGCAATATCACCTTTGCTGTACTGTTCGTCTTTCATCCAGGCAAGAAGATCTGGCATAAGTTCGATGGCTTTTTTATCTCCGTAATAAAAGTCAATACATTTGCGCCTGTAAACATGATAGGCTTGACCACTCATCTTCAACGCATCAGCCCAACTAGGATCTGTGTTAGTGCGCTTGCGCCGTACTGCTGGTGCTTTTTTGCGGGCTATCTTTTTACCACGAAGTGCTGTTAGTGCCATTTGTTGCTCCTAATTTTCTAACTTATATACCATTATAACACATCTACAGTGTATGTCAACCAAATAATATTTTCTCAAACACAATAAAAAGGTTGACCTTTTGATTATATATGCTATACTGTATGTACAGTTAGAAAAGAGGAGTTGAATATGTCTTACTTAGGAAATCCAACAATGAGTCCTGAACTGGGCGAGTTTATCATGGCACGGCGTGCTGAAGCAGAAGAATTCAGCAAACAGCCCGGTTGCTATATGGGTATGATGCCTCATCCAGATGAGTTTGTGTATTGGAACAGTCGTGTTCCTTCAGGTACACTTGCTGAATTCAAGCGTATTGAGCTTGAAGAAAGTGTTTACTACGCTGTAGCAGATGCATACAGCAAGAGCTATGCTCGTAATTTGCGTCTCAGTGTTTGGACCGATGAAGAACTTGAGGCAGAGTTAGACGCCGCTTGCGCAATGATTGACATGCAAGAGGAGGCAGCATAATGTTAGTAGCAATAACAGCGTGTTGGTTATTTTTTGTTGGGTCTGTTGGCTTGTTTGTGCTTGGGTATGACCCCACACAGAGCTTTTTAGTAGCAGGTACTGTAATTGGCTTATTTGGATTTGCAGTATTGTGCTTCGAATTTGTGAGGACTTTGTTCAATGGTAGATAGTAAAACAATTCAGTTATATGAACAGCGCATTGCACGTTGCTTTGGTATGGCAGAAAAATTTACCCCGGACACCTGGGGGCATGAGTTTTGGACACGCACTGCAATGGTCTTGCTACATAAATTAAATCTCATGCTTTGCGATAGCGAGGATAAAGTTCATGGATAATGAAACTATGCTAGGACTCAGTTTCGAGCCATTCCTTGATGGAGTACAACTTGTGCTAGACTTTGGCCAATACGAGTTGAGTATTGTGCAACACAGCAGAAGCTATGGCGGCACAAAAGGACTCTATGAAGTGTGCGTATTTGAAGGCAACAACCTAGTTGAGCTACCGGGTATTACCCTGCCGGGAGATACGATTAAGGGTTATTTAAAACTCAGTGAAGTAGTAGGTATTGTTAAAAAGATGCACACAATCACCAAAGTAGAACCCAAGAAGGTATCAGCATAAGCGATAAATACATGCAGAGGAATACTGTATGCCACGCTTGAGTTTATATCGCCCCAATCGTCAAAACGATTACAAATTTATTGACCGCACTGTTATGGAAATGTATCAGGTTGGCGGTGTTGATATGTTTGTTCACAAATATCTTGGACCACAGCCACACGGCGATGATAGTTCAAGCGTAAGTGGCGGTACTCAAGACGCAACACAACCTGCTTACAGCACAGAATCTCCGCTGTTTATTGAAGATTTGTTTTTGCTAGAAAACAGAGATCGCAAATATGATGACGACGTTTATCAAATGCGCGGTGTGTACAACTCGCAGGACATTGACTTTGATCTAAGTCAATTTGGATTGTTCCTAAACAACGATACATTGTTTATTACATTCCACTATAACTTTATGATTGACACACTTGGTCGCAAACTGATGAACGGAGACGTACTTGAGTTACCAAACCTCAAAGATTTTCATCCTCTCGACAGCGGCATTGCTCGTGCAATTCCAAAATATTATGTAATACAAGATGCTGCATTTGCTAGCGAGGGCTTCAGTCAAACTTGGTTACCGCATCTATGGCGTGTAAAAGCAACACCACTGGTAGGTGCTCAAGAATACAATGATATACTCAATAAGCCCTTTGAAGTTGAAAATATTTGGGACAATGGAAACTATTATCCTCAAGGTAGTATTGTACTCAGCGGGGAAACCTACTATAAAGCAATAGATGATGTGGATCCTGGTGTAGAGATTACTGATACAACCAAGTGGCAAGAGTTTGTACCCAAAGATGAGTTACACACTTTTGGTACAGTGGTTAAAGATACAGAAATCAACGATGCTATTCTCACACAGGCACAGTACGAAGTTCCACTTAGTGGTTACGACACTGTTAAATTTTATATTGTGCCAACAAACGAAGATGGCACACCTGCAGATCCAAACAGTTACACAGTTGACAACACAGGCATCACAGTTGATACAACCAATGTTGATGTCGATGGTCAACCACAAAGCCCAAGAGCAAACGGTTATACACTAGGTTACTTAACAGGTGATGGTATTGCACCAAACGGGTTACCTGTTACACCAGGTACAAGTTTCCCAGGAGGCGCACAAGAAGGCGACTTTGCACTTAGATTAGACTATTATCCCAATAGACTTTTCCGCTTCAACGGCGCACGTTGGGTTAAGTACGAAGACGATGTAAGAACAGACTTGACGCCTGGTATTCAGAATGAAACACTGCGTAGCGGTTTCGTTAACAATACAAACGAAACACCAACTGAGGATCGAGGCAATATTCCACAGCGGCAAGCACTTAGTAAACTACTCAAACCTGAGGCTGACAATTAATGGCACTACAACAGTTCTTTTATGACGAACAAATACGTAGATTCTTACTGCAAGTAACCAGAGTGTTTTCAAACTTTCAGGTTGAGTATGGTCGCGATGCTGACACCAATGCCAAGACACTGTATAGAATTCCTGTGCGCTACGGAGATGCAACTCGGCAGGCTGCTACTATTATGCAGCAAAACAGTGCAAATGCATTGCCAAGTACTCCGCTAATTACATTTCACGTTACAAACTTAAATTATGCGCGAGATAGAATACAAGAACCATACTTTGTAGAACAACAAAATGTAAGGCAACGTTACTGGGATACCGATAGCGAGAGTTACGAAACCACACAAGGCACTGCATTCACAATTGAAAAGTTAATGCCGGTTCCTTACGATCTTGAAATAAACGTTGACCTTTGGACCAGTAACACCAATCAAAAACTGCAAGCTCTAGAACAAATACTAACACTGTTTAACCCAGGGTTGGAAATACAAAGCACAGACAACTTTATTGACTGGACCAGTCTCAGTGTAATGTATCTTGAGCAAGTAACATGGAGTTCAAGATCAATACCAATGGGCACAGATGATCCAATTGATATTGCTACAATGCGTTTTGTGATGCCAATTTGGATATCGCCGCCAGCTAAAGTTAAAAAACTTGGAGTTGTACAAAAAATCATTGCCAGTGTATTTGATGCGAGCGGCGACTACGCTGATGCAATTTACGACAATGATTTGCTAATGGGAACGAGACAAAAGTTTACCCCGTTTAACTATCAAACACTTTTGCTGGGCAATCAGTTACAGGTGCTGGAGCCGAGTAAGGTTGTACTAAACAACGAAGGTGTTCAGGTGCCAAGTGCTCCACCTAGTAACTTGATGTGGCATACTGTTGTTGACTTGTACGGCAGTATGAGAAATGGTATCAGTATGGTACAACTAGACAATCCATATGATGATAGTATTATTTCTGGAACTGTTGCTTATCACCCAACAGATGATAGATTCTTGCTGTTCACTGTAGATATAGACACCATTCCACAAAATACATTGGATGCTGTTAATGCTATTGTTGATCCGCAACGCAAAGGGCCAGGAACCACAGCCGGATTGCCTGCTGCTTCTGCAGGACAACGCTATTTGTTTATTACCAACTCAACAGGAAGTGCAACCGGAAATGCAGAAGCATGGAGAGGCACAGACGGATCGCCGCTTGTAGCCAATGCCAATGACATTGTTGAATATGACGGCACAAGATGGAACATAGCATTTGACAGTTCAAATATTAGCAGTGTACAATATATGGCCAATCTAACAACCAGTGTGCAATATCGCTGGGCAGGAGGTGAGTGGCTCAAGAGCTTTGAAGGACTATACCCCGAAGGTGAGTGGAGTTTGGTACTTTGATTGACGCTGTTGGCGTTTGGTTTTACAGTGTAAACACCAATAGATATCTATATCTACTACGCAATGATCCAAAAAATCCCGGATGCTGGGGATTGCCAGGTGGCAAAGTTGATCCTGGCGAAAACCTACAAGAAGCAATACAACGAGAATGTCAAGAAGAAATTGGCATGTGGCCCGAAGTTATCAAACTTGTGCCCATTGAAAAGTTTACCAGCACGGATGATTATTTTAGTTATAATACGTTTTTCTGTTTGGTTGGAACCGAGTTTACACCTGTGCTTAACAACGAACATCATGGGTATGCTTGGGTTGAATCTGGTGTGTGGCCAAAACCGTTACACCCGGGTCTGTGGACCACAATTAAATTTGAAGAAGTTTTAAATAAAATTAATACAGTTAAACAGTTTCATATATCACAGTTTGATACAAAACTGCCGTAAGTACATTGGGAAAAATTTACATTCTCTTTCCACACATTAGGAGGCGAAATATTATCGCTCACGTGAACAAATTTCACACCAGGGTAGTTTGCGATCACACGGTTTAACTGATTCACTGAAGTTTCATCAACCTCGCCAGCTGCGTTTGTACCGTCAACCCCAATTAAATACACTTCTTTATGCCCATCAAAACATGCCATCCAAGTAGCTACAGCAACACTACGTCCTCTTTCGCCGTATGGAACAAGATAAAATTCTCCTGGTGTGTTGATACAGTTTCGTGCATTGCTATACACGCTGGTCTTCTCAGTATACTCAATCTCTACCAGTTTCTCCAACGTAGGAATATCAAACTCAACATAGAAGTCGCATTTCATTTCTTCCCACACTCCTTCGCTGCCATAACTTTGCAGACGTTTGCGAGCTAGGTGCCCGCCTTTGTGTTTTTCAATGTTGTTGCTGAGATTGAATTTGCCGTGTAATTTTGTAGTGTAACGACTGGCACCGTGCCCAATTACAGCAGCCCGGCCCGAGATATGTTGATTTTGGATAGGGTTGTCAATCCATTCACGCTCTTGATGTTTTTTGCCATCTTTGATTGTGTTACTGATAATAACAAACTCACCGTCGTAGTCTGCTCGATATCTTTCTGACATTACATTCGACCTACTAGTACTTCAATAATGCCTGCACCAAGATCGGTTTTTGATTCAATCGCTTTTCCAATTGCACTACCTGCTGGTGGATTTGTAGCATTAGTCCAGGCACAAGCATGTCCGTGTGTATTACTGCTTATAAGTATATCACCTTTGTTAAAAACGCCAATAACCTTGCAAGGTACACGCCCTATTAGGGCAACATCAACTACATGGTCTGCTTCGAGTTCATTATTCATTAAGTGTGCTGGATTCGTAGAAACTATACCAGCAATTCGACGACTGGTTATCCCAGTTGATTGAGTTACTTCTGCTTCGCCGCCTAGCTCGACCACAGTGCCTGGTTCATAGTCTGCATCTGAAGTGTATTTTTCAGCCAAGTCAGCGTAACGTGCTGCGGTTGCTGTACCAGTAATAACACCAGCAGTGAAGTTGCCACTGCCATCTCTAGCAACAATGGTACTAGCTGTGTTAGCACTTGTGGCATTACTGGTAATTGTTACACTACCACTTGCACCGCCGCCTGATAATCCTGTACCGCTTACACTAACATTCGTAATATCACCTGCGTTAGTAGTATAACCTGCACCGTTTGTAAGTTGATTGTTATTAGTTACGTTAGTGGCGCCTGCGGCTATGCCATCTAACTTTGTGCCATCAGTGGCAACATCACGACCATCAACTGTACCCGATACGGTGATGCTGCCAGTTACGTCAATGCCTGTGGCTGTGGTGGCGAGTTTGGTACTACCATTAAAATTAAAATCACAAGCGTTACCGTTCAAAAATCTAGCCAATACAGTATTACTGGTATCAGCTATGATAACTCCAGCACCATTGCTGCGAAGATTTAAGTTGCCTGTACCCGCGTCATCAAGGTAGCTACTGCTACCATCGTGGTACACTTGCAAGTCAGAGCCAGCACCGAAGATAGCCTTGTCATTGTCACCAAAAGACACGTTACCAGTAACTGAACCGCCAGTAGTCATCAGCGCACCAGCGGCTGCAACATTGGTTGCATCAGTTACATCTGCAGATGCTTCTATACCATCTAATTTTGTTCCATCTGTTGCAACATCACGACCATCAAATGTACTATTGGTTGTGATAGCACCAGTCATTGCACCACCGGTCTTAGGTAAAGCAGCATCAGCAGTTGTGCCTTGAGCCGCTGTTGCATAATCAGTAGACGCTGTTGTTGCAGCCGTGCCTAAACCTAGTGTTGTTCTAGCAGTGGCTGCGTCTGCGTCATCAACTAGCGTTGCACCATACACACTAATAGTTGTATTTGCAGGCAATGATAGCGTTTTAATATCCGCATCTACTTCGCTGTCCATTAGCGCACCAGCAGCAGTTACATTGGTTGAGTCTGTAACGTCTGCGCCGTCTTCTACGTTTAATGCACTTAACAATGAGCTTTTGGCTATAGAACCTGTTAGTCCGACAACTGCTTGAACAGCGTCTGTCTGATCGTGCTTAGACCAGTTTCCTGCGTATGTAGTTGTAGAAGCATTATCTGTTGTGGCGACTATATTATCCCCTACCGCAAACGATATACCGTCAACAGTACCCGCCACTGAAACGTAGTAAAACCAACCAGTTTGTGCAGAGCCGCTGCCTGGAAAACTGCCTGCTGATGCGTCCCAATTACCTTTGTAAACCATGCCATTGGCAAGAGCAGCAATATCTGTCTCCATTTGGTCGAGATCAACAGCCTGCGTAACAGAAATATAGTCTAACTTGGTCTCATCCGCAGTAACAAAAGACGCTGTGGTGTTTTGTAGAACGCTAGAATATGCTTGTACATCTGTGCCAATGGTTAAACCCAAAGACGCTCGAGCAGTTGCCCCGCTTTCGGCAACCCAGGTTGAGCCATTACCTACAATGAAATTGCTGTCTGTTTTTGCTAATCCGCCTATAGCGGTCAAATCAGCATCATACGCTTGCACATTTGAACCAATGGCCACTCCAAGATTTGTCCTTGCAGTTGAAGCGTTTGATAAATCAGACAGGTTATTGGATGTCATTGCCGCGCCGGCGGCAGCTACGTTTGTGGCGTCTGTTACATCGGCACTAGCCTCAATACCATCTAACTTAGTACCATCCGTTGCAATATCACGTCCATCAACAGTTCCGCCAACAGTGATGTTGTTCGTAACTCCAAGACTTGTGAGTGTGCCAACTGAGGTGATATTTGTCTGTGCAGCCGTTGTAACTGTACCAATAAATGCAGCTGATGTCAATGAACCAGTGCTAGGATTGTATGTTAATCCACTGTCTTGTGTTACTGCACTTAGAGTACCCGATGTGGTTGAGCCAACATAGATCAATCTCTCAGCGTTAGTGGTTGTATCACTGCTTACAGTTGCGCCGCCGCCGCTTGCATCAGCAAAGCTCAATGTGCCACTACCGTTGGTTTGCAACA